GAAAGGGAAATCACCCACTACCGATACCGGATTTCGCGTCGACCAGCCGACGGTCGGCGCGCCGGTATTTCAGAAATTAACCGACGACCTGAAGACGTCCTTCTCGTTGACGTGGATCTTCACACAGGATCAGCACCGGGCATTCATGCAGTGGTTGCGCAGCCCGAACTACCTCGACAACTGCAATCAGTGGTTCACGATGCCGCTTGGCACCGGGACCGGAGACACAGGCGTAGAGGTGCAGGAATTGCACTTTCTCTCCTGGCCGTCGTGGTCACAGTCTGGATCCATTTTTACGTGGAGCGGTGATGTCGTTGCGCGCGAGCTGGTTAACTCAGATGACGAGTTTGACGACATTATCGTTGAGCTTCCGCCGCCATGGTCCTCAGGGCTGGACATCATTGTCACGGGCTATCCTGACGGGCGCGACCCGGAGAGTTTACCGAAGGTGCCATAATGCCGACGCTCAGAGAATTCCAGAGCCGAAGGCCAAACCGAATCCTGTACGAAACGATTACGTTTTACAGCCCGGTCTTTGGCTATATCAGGCTCGTTAATAACCAGATTTTCCCCAAAACGCTTGGCGGCCAGGTCTACACACCATGCCGCATGGAGTTAACCGAAAGCCAGCAGAGCAACACGCCGATCCTCGACAGCACCGTCAAATTTGGCCGGCTGGCGCAGGACTTCAAGCAGCAACTTAAACAGTGGAAAGCCTATTCGCGCATCACGCCTATCTCGGCGACGTACCAGCAGTTTGACGCAGCTGACATGACGACTGCCATCAAGTCGTGGACGCTCTACGTCAGCGACTGCTCGATGGACGACAAGGACGTGACGTGCAGCCTGACGCGCGTTAACCCGCTCAATCGCAACGTCGGGCGGCTGTATACCGTCGAAGAATATCCGGGGCTCCAGAATGCTTAAAGACGACTTCATCTCGCGGGTTGAGGGCATCCCATGGAGTAACCGCGCCTGCAGCTTTGACGCAGCTGACTGCTGGGGCCTGGTGGTGCTCTATTACCGCCACGTTCTGGGGATCGAAATTCACCAGACGGTGGATTACGAATCCGGACGCGACTTCATGACGTGCTATGACGCTGATGTCGTGTTCTGGATGCCGGGCGCCACGTTCACTGAGGGCGGGATCTTTGTCGCATGGGTTGGCAGTCAGCCGGTGCATGTAGGTCTGATTGTTGACGGTCGCGCGCTGCATAGTCGCGGGGAAAATGGACACGTCCGGTTCGACGCCATCCGGACAATTCAGAAGCTATTTACCAGAGTGGAGTTTTACACCTATGCCGGTAATCGAGATTCAGCGCGTTCCGGGGATGCCAAAGGACCGGGCGATTGTTAAAGCCGGCACGGTATTTTCGGAGTGGCTTGAGCAGGAAAGTTTTCACCGCGATATCCGCATCAATGTTAACGGCAAAGAACTGCAGCCCAATGATGATCTGAAGTTTGCACTTCAGGACGACGACCGGGTAATAATTTTCGACCAGCCGAAGAGCGGCGGTCTTGTCGGCACGTTGTTAAACCCTCTCGAGCACCTGAACCCAATCAAGTTCACCCAAAAGGTGTTGTCTTCGCTGATGCCGAAGCCAAACACGAATGCTGGCGGTGGGAACAGTAAGACCTCACCTAATAACAGCCTGAAGGGGCAGACTAATATCGCACGCAATGGCGAGGCCAAGCCGGATAATTTCGGCCAGGTTCGTTCCTTCCCGGATCTGGTGCAGGAGTCGATTTTCGAATATATCGACAATCTGAAATACATCACTGAATTAATGTGCTTTGGAATCGGTTTTTACGATAAAACCTCTATGCGATTCTCTGAATCAAACTTGGGTTCAATGGCTGGCGCCTCTTACACATTTTTCAATCCCGGAGAGGCCATTCCGGTTGTGAATGAGGGTTACCAGTTCGATGATGTCGACGGACAGGAAGTGCCAGGCCTTAACGAAAGCGACGATTTTCCGATCGAGACTGCGACAGCAAACACCGTCATCAGCGGCGTATATGCTGGCGGGCAGATTGCGATGAAAATCATCAAACAAGCTGACTTCGACTACTTCGCTGACCTGACTTTGCCGCACCCGGTAACGTTCACCATTAACGTGACGTATCCGATCACCGGCGGAACGCGTACAGAAGACGTCACACTTTCCGGGCGTCTCATCAGTTTTGCTGAGACGAACGACGGCGCCGTAGTTAACCCGAAATATTACTACACGTTCACTTTCGACAATCTGAATGGCCCCTCTATCCCCATTCAGGATGCGACGATCAACACGACGAAATTCATTCTGAACGATAACGCCGCGCTGATAGTCGGTCCGTTCTTCTCGCCGATACCATCAAGCCAGCTGTGGCTGCATACGCAGTCCGGGCTCGGCGGTAACAGCGAAACTAACTGGGTGGTAAACATCTGGAAAGTCGACAATGACAACAACCTGATCCCGGGAACGGAACAGACGTTCACCTACCGGCAGACGACGCCGCACGACTACATGTCGGAGACGTTTAACCGGACTGATAAGCTAAGTCCTGCCGGCGGGTTTGGGCGCTATGCCATCACTTTCCAGAGGACCGACAACAGCAGCGACGCGAGCAAGCTGCAGGTCGAAGAGATTCATGCGGTAAACGTCAGGACAAACGTCGTTCACGCTGAAGATTCGCTGGTAATGGTGAAGGTACGAGCCACTGAGAACGCCTCGAGCGGGCGCGACAGGAAGTATAACGCGCTGATCACCCGCCACGTCATCAGCTACAACATGACGACACAACAGGTCGACTATACGCTCCGACCTTCGCGTAAATTCGCTGACATCGCTTTGTTTAACTGGCTGGTCGTAGGGCAGCAGCCGGAGTCGAGCATTGATATTTACGGTCTGTACCAGATACAGGCTCAAATTGACGCTATCGACCCGCGTCTGGGGTATTTTGATTTCACCTTTGACGATGAGGATGTGTCGCTCGGTTCGCGCATGGAGACTATCTGCGACGCCGCCAGCGTATCGGTTTACGACGACAACGGCGTGCTTTCATTCACCCGAGACGGCAAAAAGACGTCTGCAGCCACGATATTTAACCGCTCAAACACCAGGCCTGATGGTTACTCGCTCTCTTACGACATGACGCTGCCTGGCGGCTATGACGGCGTTGAAGTGCAGTATCGCAACCCGGACACCAATAAGCAGGACTTTGTCCGGTACCGAATATCCGGCAATTCAATCATCGAAGGATCGCCGGCCAAAGCGAAGAAGTTCGAAATGCTGTACGTCAGGAATCGCTTTCAGGCCGACGAGCGCGCGCTGCGCGAGTGCAAGCGGCTTATCTATTCCCGTATGACCATGCAGGTAACAGCAATGGCGGACGGCGAGTGGGTAAACATTGGCGATATGGTTCAGGTGCCGGACACGTACGACACCAACCAGCAGGCCGGTTATATCGTGTCGCGAGTCGGGGATGACTTCGAGACCAGTGAGCAAATCAACTTCTCCGGAACCATGTTTGTGCAGGTGACGGACTCATCCGGCGCCACCACGGCGCGATACCCGGCTTCTCCGCGTGCTGATACTGCGTTCGGCTTTACGGCAGCAATCCCAAATATCGAGCTCAATCTGTTTGATGGTTTCGATGTCCAGTCACCTTCCCGATACGTCATTGCCACGTCTCAGGAGCTTGATGCAGGGCAGTGGACTATCACCGCCAAGCAACCAGACGGCAAGGGCAGCACCTCATTAACCCTCGCTGAGTATAGCGATCTGATTTACCAATAAGACCTATCCCGATCACCTCAACCCGGCCACTGCGCCGGGTTTTTTTATGGAATCAATATGGCTACGCAACCGACGCAAGACGCTGTACCAAGTGAATCACCTCGCGACCTGAAATTCAACGCTGGGAAAATTGACGAATTCGTCACCTCATTTACCCAGCAATACCTTGATCGTTTTGGTAATGCCCATTACACGATTGAAGGGCTAAAACAGCTGGTGCTGCAGCAAATTTATAACCTCGGATGGAGTCTTGAAGGCTCTTTCCAGGATGGCGGCACTGTGACGTCAGCTGGCGATCTTCTGCAGGATGAAAGCACTAATATCTGGTACCGCTGGGATGATCTCGAAACTCTGCCAAAAACTGTCCCAGCTGGTTCTACCCCAGCGTCTGCTGGCGGAGTCGGGGAAGGAAAGTGGCAGCCTGTAGATGTGAGTGACGTGCTCAGGAAGCAACTGGCACAAGACGACGGCATGAAGCTGATTGGGCAGAAAGTTAACTATGGTATTCCATCGGGTTCGAGCTTAACGAGAGGGCTTATCTGGGCGTTTGATAAGATTAAGGGCTGGCTGCGCGTAGGTGGCTCTGATTTAACACCACTTGATGATGAGAAAAACTTTTGGCGCGGACTGCCCTCTAAAAACTCGTGGGGCGATCCTGCAAATATTGGTGACTATTCTGTTTCATTTGGCCGAAATGGGGCATCTTTTGCAGTTTATACCGCAACATTTGGTCATGACTGTGTCACTTACGGAGTGGCATCTTTAGCAGGTGGTGCAGGTTGTGCAACTGGCAACCCAGATGATATTACGTCGCCAAATGGTGAAGGTTATTGCTCCTTTGCGTTCGGTAAAAACGTAATTGCACTCGGTGCCAAATCAGCGGCTTTTTGCGAGGAAGTAGAGGCAAAGTCACGCGCCTCATTTGCCGCAGGATATTTTACGCAGGCGAGAGCAGGATTAGCGACTGACCCGGGCGGCGTGGCCAGTGATGGCATTGGTGCAACTGCGTTAGGTTACAGCACACGCGCAGCAGGAGACGGATCGTTTGCTGTGGGTCGTGACATTCAGGCTTATGGCGGTTCTGTTGCAATTGGTTCCGGTATAAACCCAGGCAATCCGGCGGCCAACCCTAACGCCAAATCTGTATCGCTGTATAGCAACTCTGTAATCCCAGGGGTTACTGTTGCACCAGCTGGTGGTGGTGTTTCTGATTTACCATTTGTTGGTATCCATACTTCCTACCCTAAAGAGCCTCTTGATGTAGTAATGCCGAATGGGACGAATGCTGCGTTCAGGATTGGTGGAACCGGAACGGCAAGAATTAAATTGCAGGGAACTTCTAATGGTAATTCAGCGTTAGACATAGCTTCTTTAGAATGGACCAGTACAAACGGTGGTAGTGCTGTAGGCACTCTGAAAATAAATATGAATGGTGGTGCAGCCTGTATTGAGCTTTCAACTACAGGCATGGTCGCACTTAAGAACGTTAAAACGTTGGCAGAAATATCTGGCGCCCCGGCGGGCACCATTTACAAGGACGCTTCTAACTTCCTTAAGATTGTTTAAGAGAAGTCATCGCCAAGGAAGGCGGTGAGAAGCGCTTCTGCAATCACCCTGTGTCCCATATCTGCAGGGTGGTTAGCGCCATTACCTGTAATAGCGTAAATGTTTTTACGCTGAAGCATCTGAACCCAGACGTTTGTTATATCGACAAATGTCACATGATTATATTTGAGAGATAACTTTTTCAACTCTTCGCTGTATAGCGGGAAATACTCCTTCTTAGGCAGCACCCACTCAGGATTCGGAAGGGTAGAAGAAAGCAGTACGATTCGCGCATGCTTATTTTTGCTTTTGATATTTTTTATCAGAGCATCGATGCTGAAATAGTATTCTTTTGGCGGTAGATCATTCGAATCGTTCATACCGAAAGAAATGATATAAACATCAGAATCAAACTTTGTGAGCCTTCCGTCAGTGCTGTAGTAGGCGTTATTAGAGGTCCACCCCGGCACCGATGGGTTGTAGTAATGATATTTGCCGCCCTTCACCATAGACATGTAAGCAGACACCAGTCCGACATATGGAGGCTGGTGCGGTTCTGAGTATATGTCGCTGGCATTCGCACCGAAAGTAATGCTATCCCCATAATACGTCACCTTCATTTCCTGCAGGCTTTTAACGTAATTACGTAAGTCTGTAACCCCGCCACTCATTTTCAGGTAAAGGCGATCTGTCTTCTTGTAAGACGCCGAAATCTGATATTTCTGATATTCAGTCGTAACGTTGATGTTGAAGTTTTTATCTTCTTTCAGCGGCTTTTTAAAACCTGATTTAGCTACCGGTATAGTTGAGCCGTCAGGGATTGCTATTTTGTCGCCTGATGCCCTGAAATCGGTACCGTTATGATACAGCTCGCCGGTTGTCTGATTGAACATCATGACCGGCCCGGATGGCCTGAACAGCAGTCTTTCGCTTTTAAAATCCTCAGATGCGTAAATAGTATCCGAATAAACGAATTTCCCACCAAAGAAAGAAGGGTGAATATTAAACTTATTCACAATGTTGTTGCTGCACTTTACATCCGTGCACGTCGTGTAGTCATCAGGTGCAGCTGGTATTTCAGCTGCGGCACCAAATGACACAGACAGTAGCGAAGCAATAATTAATTTTTTCATTTAGCTTTTCCGTATGCTTTTTTCTTTATCCAGCCATTAACAGGCTTTTCAATAAACTTATAGCAGGCAAGGGCGATAACCTGGCAGTAGATGTAATAGACGATAACATAAGGAACTATGCTCACTGTCTTATCGAGGCCAAGTTGCGTCCAGATAAACAGAAATACCGGCGCTGAGATACCGTGAGACAGGTACAGGCTGTAAGATGAGTCGCCCAGCAGCAGGAAAGTGCGGTTGTGAGGAACAACCCCCTCAAGGCTCAGAGCCGACCAGACGATCACGAACGCCGGGATGCCCCATGTCAGCAGTCGGGAATAATCGTTATAAGCAAAAACACCCGAGTTAGCGAAAGCAAAAAGCGGGAAGAAAGAAGCAATTCCCACCCACGCCAGCCACTTCGGCAGGACGCATCCTGCTGAGTACATGCGGTAAAGATACATACCGAGGATGAATTCGATAAACATCTGGCTGGACAGAGTTACCAGAACTTTGCTTTCACCGTGAGCCAGGGCGTTACCTGCGCCGAAAATTACCAGGGCGCAGACTGAATAAAACTCGAGTGAGTTGGCTTTTTTAATGCCAATCGCAAGAAGACCCGCAAGCAAGAAATAGAACAGGAATTCAAACTGCAAAGTCCAGCCGATTCCAAGAATTGGTGGCTTGTCAAAATTCATGAACGTCATCGTTTTGATGATCCACATGAGGTCTAGCCGCGAGCCGTTGAAGATATATGCAAAATCTGCAGTAGGTTGGGATATAGCACCAGAATCAACCAGCCATGATATGAACACAACGACTAGTGTTGCCACAAGGTACAAAGGCCATATGCGAGTTATGCGGCGCTTTATGAAGCCCAGCGGCGTTAATTTTGGCGTCATGCCATCCTTATAGAGCCCGCCGTAAATGATGTACGGCATGATAAAACCGCTGATGATGAAAAATATGTCAACACCAACACCACCAAGGTTTGTTATCTGTGGGGTAATGCCATAAACGGCAAGATTTGCGTGAGCATAAATCACGAGGAAGGCGGCCAGAAACCGCAAATACTGAATGTTGGCAATCATCATCAACTTTCTTGTCTGTTAAAAGGCGAGTGATTTTAACAGTTAAGAGTAATCCGATCATTCTCTTTGGTTTGAACATTGACCTAACTACCAACATTAATAATACTGTGTTTATGTACAGTTAATATGTGATGTGATCATGCCAAGCACAGAAGACATGCATGCCGACTTTGTTGCGGCCGCAGAGCCATTCCTTCCTCCTTCTTCCAGCATTGTCGAAACGCAGGAAGGGTATGATGTTATAGAGAGCTCAACGCTGTTTAAGCGGGGAGATACATTGCTCATCTGGTTTTGCGGCCGCCAGCAGCATGCGTACTGGGCCGGTGATGCACTGATCACTGATGATGGTGAGTCCATCGAAGGCGAGGCACTTGATGATGTTCGCCTGGTTGGTGTAGTTACGCATACCATTAGCCCGGTATGGGTCGACGACAATCCGGTGATGTGATGTTCGCCCTGGTAGATGTGAACTCGTTTTATGCGAGCTGTGAGACGGTATTCAGGCCTGACCTGTGGGGGAAGCCAGTTGTCGTGCTCTCGAATAATGACGGCTGCGTGATCGCCCGCTCAGCGGAAGCAAAAAAGCTCGGCATTAAAATGGGCGATCCGTACTTCAAGTGTAAGGATTACTTCCGGCAGCAGGGCGTGGTTTGCTTCAGTTCAAACTATGAGCTCTATGCTGACATGAGCAACCGGGTGATGACAACGCTGGAGGAAATGAGCCCACGCGTCGAAATTTACAGCATCGATGAGGCCTTCTGTGACCTTACTGGCGTGCGTAACTGCAGGGTGCTGGAGGAGTTCGGTAACGAGCTGAAAGATGCAGTGCGCAGGAATACCGGTCTGGCTGTCGGCGTTGGGATCGCCCAAACAAAGACCCTGGCCAAGCTCGCAAATCACGCGGCAAAGACATGGAAAGCCACCGGCGGTGTGGTGGACCTGTCGAATGTGGATCGCCAGAGGAAGCTCATGGCATTGCTGCCAGTAGATGAAGTGTGGGGCGTTGGCCGCCGCATCAGCAAGAAGCTGGAAGCCATGGGTATCAAAACCGTGCTCGACCTGGCGGACACGCATATCGCCGTTATCCGCAAACACTTCAATGTCGTGCTGGAGAGAACGGTGCGCGAGCTGCGTGGCGAGCCTTGTCTTGATCTGGAAGAGTTTGCACCGGCAAAACAGGAAATCGTCTGCAGTCGGTCCTTCGGCGAACGCGTTACCGAGTACGAACAGATGCGCCAGGCTATCTGCAGTTATGCAGCGCGTGGTGCCGAAAAGCTTCGCGGCGAGCATCAGTATTGCCGCTTTATTTCTGCATTCGTGAAAACCTCTCCCTTTGCACTTAACGAGCCATACTACGGCAATAGCGCCTCAATGAAATTGCTCACGCCAACGCAGG